CCTGCGTCATCGTGACCTCGCCGTCGCTGTCAATAACGGCCAGTTCTTCCGGCGTGAACTCGGAAAGGCGCAGCCGCCAGACATATTCATGCGTCGTCACTTCGCCGCTTAGCGTTTCCTCGTTAAACTCTGGGTCGCCGAGCACAGCAGGCCGGGTCGCTTGCCGAACCAGCTTCGCCTTAATGTCATCCGCTGGCACCGACCCGCTATTTACCCGAACAATACAAAACCGGCCATCAAACTCGCCTGCATCACGGCCGTCCTCAACCCATCGCCGTAACGACTCACGAATGCCGTACTGGGCGGTTCGTGGCCGAACGTCAAAGATGTCGCCACGCTTCGGACGAGCGTTAGACCGCTCCTGGTCGAGCTCGTCGCGATCGTTGTTGCGGAGGTGAACGAGAGCCGAGAACGTCACGAGATGTCAACCCACAGATCGCCGGTAGTCGGCGACGACGGCTGCGAAGTCGAAACTGTGAGCTTGCGGCCGGCGTTCGTCGATCCCGACATGTCAGCGTTTTCTGCTGCGACACCGCCCGACGTGATCATGTTCGACCACGACGATGACTCATAGGCCTGGTAGTAGCCGGTGTCCTCGAGGTAGCAGATCATGCCGTCTGCCGGCGACGTAATGGCTGCGTCACGCGCTGTGGCGTTGGCGAACACCATGACGGCCTGGTCGGCCAGGTAGCCTTGCACGTTTGCTGCCGTCAGGATTTCGCCCGACACGAATGTTCTGTAACCGGAACCCATGAGTTTTAGCCTATCTGATTGACGTCGAGGAGTCCGTAACCCGCATCGTCGAGCAGGAACGACACGGTTTGTGCTCCGTCCTCGAGCTGCACGGTCATTTGTGACCCTGACGGGGTGATGTTCCACCTGACGCCAGAAACGACGCCAGTAAAGTCAAGTGTCGAGCTCGCGCCTTCGGGCCGTAGCCGGACGGTTGTCGAGTCGCCGACTGACGTTTTGACGAGCTGGTAGTCGTCGTTCTCGCCTTCGACAATTGTTTGCAGGACGATGTCGCGCACAGCGAGCGGTGGTGCGCCGTCGGTGCCGTACTGCGCCAGGAACGCATCCGCAAGGTTCTTTGTTTCGGTGTCGTTTTGGCACAGCAGCCCGGTGCGGCTGATGCTTCGTGCACCGAACTCGTCGACGTTGGCGGTGGCTGTTTGTTCGGTGCCGCCGGTGCTGGTAAACGAAACCTGCGAGTAGCTGCTTTTTGTGCCGGAAGCGAAGTTAATGCTTGAGTAGTAGTGCGGTTCGGTTCCTGACGGCGTCAGGCGTGCATCCCACAAGTTGAGCGGAGTCAGGCCGACGACGCCAGTCACAGCGCTTGTGACTGGTTTGTGGCCACGTGTTCGGAACGTCACAGCATTGTTTGATGTGGTGCCGTCGATCGGTAGCCCGTGCCGCACGAACACATCGCCGCCATCGGAGTGTTCAATAGTTTGCAGCAGCGAGCCAGCGGTGCCTTGGTAGTCGGTGACGGCTTGCAACGTTTTGCCGGCGTCGCTCGACGGGTTCACTACCTCAGTTTGTTCGATTTGTGTCGTGACAGCGTTTGAGGCTGCGAGCACGCGTGAAAGGTGATCAGCGGCCGGGCCGGCGTCGACGTCAAGGCCGTCGGTCAAGTCGAAACCAAGTGGGCTGGTGTCGAGCAAGCCACGGGTTGCCGAATCGAGGGTGAAACCGGCGAGCGTTGTTGTGCCGAACGACAGCGTGCCCAGCATCGTTAACGCATCTGAAACGGTTAGTCTCACAAACGACTCAAACGTGCCTTGGAAGCTGTACTCGATATCGGTTACGACGCCGGTGAACGCTGCTGGTGGGCCGTGCGTCCACGACGGTGCGCCTGCCCCGGTCACGTCGGCATAAATGCGGACTTTGGTGCCGAGGAATTGTGCGTTGGCGTAGGTGCCGCCGGCGTCAGGCGTGTAAGCGCTGGTCGTGTTGTCGAGCTGCAGCGTCATCGTGCCGCCGCTGTACGAAAGGGCGTCGCCTCGTTTGCCGTAGCTGATCGCTGCGCCCATAACGTCGCCGATCGGCACGGCGGGCGGGTTGCTGCCGCCGTCCTTGTCGGTCGGCTGAAACTCGAGCGCCCAGGCCCACGAAGCCATTACAGCTGCCCGGTAAGGATTGGGACGGTGCCGCCGTGTGCCCGTGCGTACCGTTGGAGCGCTGCGACGATTGCCCCGGCATCCGAACCTACGGGCATGTTCACCGTCACGTTCATGGTGGTGCCGCCCAGGCCGCCGAGGCGGTTGTTGTTCATGATCGTGCCCGACCCGGTCGGCACGAACAGTTCTGGGCCGGTTTCGCCGACGATGTACGGGCTGCCAGCACTTACTGGCCCGCCGGCAGCTTTACCTCCCGGGTTTGAAACCCAATCCCATGCTGCGCCGAGAATGCCGCCGCCAGGAATCAGGTCTGCGATAGCGCTTGCGACTGCGCCAGCAGCAGACTTGATGCCGCTAACGATGCCGCCGACCAGGTCTTTGCCGAGCTGGATTGCGCCGTTAACAAGCGCAGTGGTCATATCAGCCAGCAGCTTGACGAGCTCCTTGATCACGTCAGGCGCGACGTCAATGATCCATTGAATCAGTGCCAGACCCCACTCGGCCAGATAGCTGATGATTTTGGGAAGTGCTTCGGTCAGCATCCATCGTTGAATTTTGATCTGCAGCTTCGTCATTTCGAGCAGCAGCGGCGGGATCAGCGGCCCGACCCACTCCACAAACGCTTTTGCCCATGAAGCGAGCTTTTCGACGATCATCGGCAGGCCGATGTTGATAAACCAGTTTGCGAACGCTGCGATGAGCTCGCCGAGCTTGATGAGGAACGGCGGGATAAGCGGCACGATCCAGTCAATGAACGCTTTGGCCCATTCCTCGAGTTTGTCGACGATGACCGGCAAGGCGTCGAAAATCAACCATTTGCCGACGTCGAGAAGAAATTGACCGAGCGCTGCGAGAAACGGCGGCCCGACCTGCTTGACCCAATCGATAAATCCTCGTGTCCAGACCGCAAGCTGTGCCTTGATTGCCGGCCACGCTTCTCTGATCCGTTCGGACACGTTCGAGATGACGCCGCCCAGGCCCTCCTCGTCAAACACGTCGATAAGCTCGACAACGATGTCGGCGGCTTGTGTGAACAGCGGCAGCAGTTTGCGGGCCAAGTCTTCCTGGAGCTCGCCGAACGCTGCTTTCAGCCGGTTCTGTGCAGCGGTGAGTTTGTTGCCGCCGGCGGCATACGCTTCCTGAGCGTCGGTCGACTTCTCAAGGATCAGGGCCTGCGTTGCGAGTGCTTTGTCCTGCTGCGTAATCGCTTCTCGACCGTTTTGCTGAGCGATCAGCAGGGCACGCTGGTCGACTTCGGCCTGGTTAATCGCGATACCGAGCGACTTGAGCGAGTCACGTTCGCCGAGCAGCGCTTTCGACAGGATTTCGGCGGTTTCTTCGACGCCACGCTGCCCGCCAGACCACTCGGACAACGCACCAGCGAGGCCAATGATCTCAGTCGACATGTCGGCGGCCTGGTCGGCCGTGAACCCCATCGGCTTGAGCAGGTCGCCGGCGTTAGCGGCGAGGCCGGCTGCCTGGGTTGAGGTGAGGCCCATGCGGGCTGCGACTTCGTCGGCCCAGTCTGTGACCGTGTTGAGCGACTCGCCGGAGAAGACGGTGCCGATCTTCTGGTCGAGGGCGGTCAGTTCCTCGCCGACGTCGAACAGTTGCTTGCCGACAACGACGGCCAGGCCGCCGGCTGCAGCGCCCATGACACCGAAGCCTTTGACGACGTTTGCCGAAACGTTGCCGACTTTGGCGCTGAACGCACCGAGCTTGCTATTGGCTTCGCCGATCGCTTTTTTGAATTTGCGCGCATCGCCCAGGATTGCAATGTTGATTACGCTGTCGCCCTTTGCCATGCCGTAATCCTAGAACACACGCTTGATGATGGTTCGCACTTCGTCGTTGTACCGATCGATTACTTCCTGGCGGCGTTCATCGAGTGCTTCGTACAGGAACGGCTGTGGACGGATGCCTCGACGAGCCCAGCCGAAATGGATTGCGCCGGCGTATGGAACGGCTGACGGACCGCTCTTTCGGTTGTTGCCTGCTTTGACTTCCGACTTCGTTTTAGTGCCGCTGCCACGAATGGACCGGGCCAGTCTGCCTGACCGTTTTGGCACTTTTGTTTTGGCTGTGCCCGCAACGTCATCAGCAAGTGACCTGTGCAACGCTTTCATGTCGCTGAAGTCGTCGCCGACATCCTTGAAAGCTTTACGCAGCTTGCGGCCGCCTTCGAGCTGAATCAGAGGATCGGTCATCGTTTTCGTGCTGCTTTCTCTTGCGCCTGGTGACGCTCTTTCAGAATTGCCTGCAACGCACGAATAACGGCCGGGGAAGCGTTCTCAAGCTCGCTGATCGGTTGCCCGGTAGCGAGTGCCAACGACGCTATGCCGTAGGCGGTTCCCCTTCGGCTAAAGGGGTGTCGTTGTCGCTGTCAAAGTCAATGTCGACCAGCGTGTCTCGGAACTTTTCCCAGGTCGGCACAACGAGCCCGGCGTGCCGGCGTGATTCCCACGCCAGCCACGCCACATGCTCGATCTTTGTCTGCTGCAACGCCTCGATAGCGCTCGGCAGGTTGAAGTACCGCTCCAGCTGGAGCAGCGTGCCCATCGTGGGTTTGCTTGTGACTGGCTCCGTCTCATCGGCCAGTCGAGTTGAGATGGAGAGATCAAGCATGTCAGCTCGTGGTGACCGTCACAGCGCCGGACAGCGGCCAGGTCACCGACACGGTGGCCAGGTCCGAAACGCTGCCGTCGATGATGGGGAGCTCGGTGACGAGGGCCGAAGCGGAGTGCTTCGGGTTGGTCGCTGCGACCGCATCGCTCGTCGGGGTCATCGTGACGGTGGTCGTCGAGCCAAGCAAGCTGTAAAGCGTGCCATACACCGACGAACTACCGAAGTCCTGGTGGAACTCGATCGAAACGCTGCCGTCCTTGAGGCCACCGATGCGGGTGCGGTTGTTGTCACCCATCGCCGTGGTCTCAAGCTCGTCTGCGCTCTCGGTCCAGGTAATGCTTGCGACGTGGTCGGTCAGGTCAACTGAGTTGACAGTGACCTGAACGTCATTCTGAAGAAAAACGGCCATCAGTCGGCCTCACTTTCTGGGTTGGCCTTTCGGCTGTTCTTCGTTTTCGCTTCGGCCAGGTGGCCTGCTGCGATCAATGCGGGCACGTTTGCGCCCTCGAGGTCGGCGTCGGTCACGGTATCGCCGTGCTCATGGCCGACAAGATTGTGTGACGTGACGGTGTAGCTGCTCATCGTGCAATTACCTCCACGAGAAAACGGGCACCGATAAACTCGGTATCTGCAAAGGCTACCACGCCGTAGTCGACGGCCTGGCGAACTTGGCACGTTGTCGCTGCGCCGCCGAGGGTCGGATCGGCCTCGATCGCTGCCGGCACGCTGTCTGCGCCGCTGATCAGGTCGTCGAGGGCGTCCTGGGCAAACTCTTCGGTCATGGATTGCACGGCGCAGACGAGTTCGAAGTTGAACACGGTGAGGCTTCCGCTGGTGCCGACCATGCTGTCGTGGTAGGTGGCGACGGGCCGGCCAGGAACGACTACGGCTGACGGCGCAACGATGCGGTTCGGGACGGTGGCGTGCACTGTCAGGAACGTCGAGACAGTTTCGAGGCGTGTGGCGAGGCCGTCGCGAATGGCGGTGTAGTCGGCCATCAGGCGGTCGCCAGCCGCTTGTACTGTTGCAGCAGCGCAGCCACGTCGGGGTCCTGGCGACTGATGCGGGCGATGCCGTAGTCAGCGAAGCCGGTCATGATGCCGAGCGGCGATGCTTTGCGCTGATACAGGCGTGCGGCGAGGATCAGGGCAGCTTGTTGCACGGCGTAGGGGACAGCTGCGTCGTTCTGGTCGCCGTAAGCGGCTGTCACTTGCACGGCTGGCCGGCCGGAGTCGTAACGGGGCCAATCGCCGGAAACGTGCAGCAGCGACGTGAACGGCGGTTCGTTGAACGGTTGCACCAAATAGTCGGTTGTGATGGTCAACGTAGAGTCATACGAGCCATCCCCGTTCGTGTCGGTTTTGACGACGAGGCCGGTGAGCGTGTGGAACTGGTCGACGAGCAACACCTGCGGGTCTTCGGCACGATACACGCGTGCCTCGGTGACCGTCTCGAATGTCGTGTTCGTATACCCGTCGACCAGGTCCTGCGCAGCGTTAATCGCTGCCGTAAGCGGCGTGTCTTCGGACGTGGTGCCGCTCGGGATGCCGAGGTAGTCCTTGAGCACCGTCAGGGACGTGTAAGCCATTGTCAGGCCTTCTTGGCCTTCTTGGCAGCCTTTTTAACCGGAGCGGCCTCGGGGGCCTCTGCGGGCTTGTGGACACGGCTGGGGGCCTGCTTGTCCCAAAGTGCTTTGGACATGTTGAACTCCTCGAAGTAGGGGGTGTCGGCCGGGCCGGGACTGGTACCGACCCGACCGACGAAGGGGGACCTATCAGAAGGTCGGGGTCACAAGGCCGGTGCCGGAGATCACGGAGATGCTCGCCGGGTAACGGCCGGGGATGAAGGTCGCGTACTGGTACGCAACCATCGTCACCGTCAGGTTGAGGCCTGCGGTCTGGTCCATGCGGACGAGGGCCGGCGCACCAGCATCCTCGAACAGCAGCATGTCGGCACGGCGAACGATGTAAATCTCGTCCTCGTTGGTGCCGGTGCCACCGTTGGTGATGACGTTTGCATCGGTCACGACGGGAAGGCCAGCAATCGACGCACCGGTGTTGCCGTAACCGGCGATCGGTCCGACGCCCATGGCGTTCTGCGGGACGTTCTGCGAGGGCACCACCAGCGGGCGGTTGCTCGAGTCGGTCCCGGCCTGCATGAAGGCGAGCCGGCGGGGGTGCATGACGATGAGGTCGGCACCGGCGTACCGGGCGCTGTTGATCTGCTGAATGCCGTCGACAATCTTGCTGTAGAGCTCGGCAGCGGTCGGCGACGCATCGGTGTAGGTGATGCTGTTGACGCCGGACACGTTGGTGAGGCCCAGGAGCTGACCGGACGAGCCGGTGCCGTTGAGGAGCTGGTTGTCGAGGGTGGTCGCCATCGCGCCGAGCATGTCGGCTGCCACGAGGGCGTCGACGCCGGTGCCACGCTCAACAGCCTGACGTGACAATTGCTGCCCCGCGGCGATGACCCGAATGTCGGCGGTGAGCAGCGTGTCGTCGATATCCGTTTCGGACACAGCGTCGTTCTCGGCGGCCTGCACAGCAGCGCTCGAGCCGGTGGTCACACGCGAGATGTTCACGGTAAGGCCGTCGGCCGGGAGCGGCAGCGAGGTGCACTGGTCAGCGAACGGCCGGCCCGCACGGGCGAGCTCGGCGGCAAGCTGCGTCAAGTACTGCGGGACGACAAGACCGGCGTAGTTGCTGGTGGTGCCGTCGCGGTGCTCAACTGCCATTTCCTCGCGGTGGCGTTCGAGGCGGGCCTGGGCGTCGCGGTCGCCGTAGGTCTGCGCGTGGTACATGTCCGAGAAGAAGCTGTGGGAGCGGTGCTCGGAGTAGGTGAGGGGTTCGCTGGTGACGTTGACGATGCCGGCAGCCGCACGGGACTCGGGCTCGTCGGTCGCAGCGACCTCGGCACGGATCTTGGCCGCTTCAAGGTTCTGCACTTGGATGGCACGAAGCTCGGTGATGCGCTCGTCGAGGGCATCGGCTCGGGCCTTGAGATCAGCGAGGTTCTTGTCCTCGGCTTCGGTCAGGTCACGGGTTTCGTCAGCGGCACGGGTAAGGATGCCGTCGACGGTTTCGGAAAGTTCTGCTCGTTCTTCGACGAGCTGATCAAGCAAACGCACGGGTTGCGCCTTTCTTAATAGTGGTGGGGGTGTCGGGTGCTGGCCGGGTGCCCGTAGCTGGCGGGCGGCGCTTCCAGCGGCGCAACGTGGGTTTCAGTTGAATCTATCACGCCAATCGGCGTGCTTTGGTCATTAGGCGAATGCGCCTCGCCAGCGGGCGAGCCTCGGTGCAATCTCGGGGTCGTCGGCGTCGAAGTGACGCACAGCGAGCACGCGTGCGCCGTCGTAAGCCGGTTGGGCCACGAAGCCGACGTGGTCCATGCGGGCTTCGACTCGGACGACGTGCTGACCGGTCGAGCGTGTCTCGGTGCGGGAACGTACCGGGATGAAACCGACGGACAGGCCGGTCACCATGCCATCATCAGCGAGCGACAGCACTTCGGCTGCTCGTTCGGTGCGGGCCATGCGGAAGTCAGCGACTAGGCCGTCGGCGGTGTTTTCCCAGCCGACCGACGTGCCGACGGGCAGCGTCGAGCGTGACTCGTGCTGCTGATACAGCGGAATACGGTCGCCACGTTCCTGCAGCGTTTTGGTAAATGCGCCACGCTCAAACGATTCGGTGAGGCCGTTTGGCATTTGGTATTCGCCGGCCCAGGGCACGACGATGCCGACCAGGTGCCGGAAGCCGTCGTCATCGGTGCGGGTTTCGATGCCGTCGAACGTGATAGTGCGGGTTTCAATCTCGGTCACGTCAATCCCTCCAAAGCTCGGACCTCGTCGATGGTGAGGAAGCCGGCACGCAGACCGGTTTCGTATGCGTCGTACCGTGTTTGCGTGTCTGCTCGGAGCACAGCGTCAAAGTTGAACACGGCCCGCTGGCCTCGAGGCAGCAGCGTCGACAGCGCTTCCTCGATCTTGATTGCGAGCGGCCGCAACGTGAAACGGACGAAGAACTGCGAGTCCTGCTGGACGTTGCTGTAGGTCTTTGAATCTTGCGAGGGAACGCCGACGAGGTGCGGCGGGACACCGAACAGGGTGCACATTTGCTCGGCGTTGTACCGGCGGCTGTCGAGCAGCTCCATGTCGACCGATGAGAATTCGAGCGGCTGGTACTTGACGCCGCCGGACAGGACGGCTGGGCCTCGTTGCCGGCCGCCGTTGCCAGCGATCCATGCCTGCTTCAGGTCGTGGGCCTGCTCGCTGGTGATCTCGTTTTCGGAGTGCAGCACGCCGTCGGGCAGCGCGCCGGTCGTGAACGCTTGTGCTGCGTACTGGTCAGCGGCGAGCGATTGTGCGATGGATTGCCGCTGGTAGTCAAGGGGGCCGTAACCGACAACGTGACCGGGCAGCGTGAAGTTGCGGATGTGCAACACGTCCTCGGGATTCAGAGCGCCTCGCGAGGTGCGGTATTGGGGCCGGCCGTCTTGAACGTAAACCTGGATCGCTTCGGGATCAAGCAAGACGACGTTCTGAACGAAGCCGAGGCTGTTGCGGTTACCGGCGAGTAGGTAGGCGTTGCCGTTGATCAGCAGCGACGTGACCAGGGCGGCCATGAACTCGGAGCGGGTACGGTCGATTTCGGGCGCTGCGAGCAGGGTCGGCGTTTCGACCATTTCGCCGTTTCGCTCGGCGTGCACGGGCAGCGAACCAATCTGGTCTGAAATGAGCGCTACGCACCGGTTTGCGACAACGTCAGACAGCAGCGTGTCACGGGTCACCGACATCGGGCCGAACAGCGTCTGTGACGTGATGCTGCGGGCGGGCAGCTCGATCGTCGTTGCCCTCGTTTCGACGTTTCTGCGGATCAGGTCGCCGATCACGCTTCACCAGCTTCAACAGCGGCCGACACGATAACGACGGCGATACCGACAGCGATTGCTGCCGGCCACGCTCCGAACTCCATCAACACGGCGAAGATCGCCAGCAGCAGGCCGGCGAGCTGAAGGGCGGCGTGATACATCAAAACACCTGCGGGGTAGGTTTCGGCGCGACTGATATTGCGCCCCATAGTGCAAGGCTAGCAGCCACGAGCGGCGTGATTGGGCTTTCGTCGCTTGTACGCTTCCAAGCCCACCGGTCACCGAGCCGACGACGAGTAGCTGAGGCGACTGCGTCGGTGAGGATGGTATCGCCGAGGTGTGCCAGTTTGCCGTCGACGATGGCGTCGTGCATGGTGGCGCAACTGGCGCAGTAGTCACGGGCACCGACCTCGAGCGTGTTGAGATGCTGCAGATGGGGCAGCAGCGAACCAGCGGCTGCGCCGGCGTCAATAACGATTGTTGCGCCCCAACGCTGTGCGAGCTCGGCGAGCCGGGCGGGGACCCAGCCGACACCGGGCCGATGGTCAACGATTTCGGTCAGGTACCGATCGCCGGTTTGCGATGCGATAGCGATTGTGGACCAGTCTCGCATTGGGCTGACGTCGACGCCGAGGGCGAGTTTGTCGCCGTGCGGCAGGTCGTGCTCCTCAAGCTGTGCAAACACGGCCAGGTCGAGGGCGTAGTCGCCGGCCTCCAACGGCCACCGGTTCAAGATTTCCCGGTCGAAGAGCTCGGTGGTCATGGTGCCGTGGAAGTCTTTGACGGCCGCCATCGTGACGCCTTTCTCCTCGGTGAGCGTCGGGATCGCTGCCAGCCACGTTTCGGGATCGTCAGGGTCGGCGTCGTCAGCGGCCGCCCACTCAAACCAGGCCAGCGACGGCGAATCACCAGCACGGCCAAGATCGCGGTAATGGCGCAACAGTTCGGACGAGCTCGTGCCGGCGTTCGAGGCAAGCCACAGCTGCGACGACGGCCTGGTGGACATTGTCGGGCCGAGGGCACCGACGAGCTCCAACGGATGTGCTAGGGCCTCGTCGATCACGACCAGGTCAAGCGTCAGGCCTCGTGCGCCTTCCCTCGATGGCGTGACAACTCGAAAGCTGCCGCCGTTTGCCATCGTGAGACACTCGGAGCCGTTTGCGAGCCGGAGCTGTTGGAAGCGGCTGCCGAGGCCGGGTCGCAGCATTTCGACTGTTTCTTGAAATTTGAGGCGTGCGCCGCCACGGTCTTGGGCGGTGTAGGCGACGTGGCCGCCAGCAAGCAGTTCGAGGCCGATGCGGGCCGACAACAGCGCTGTCTTGCCGTTCTGACGACCGACCGACAAGCCGACGGTGCGACGTTTGTACCGGCCGGCCTCGTCGACCTCGAGGGCCACGTCAGCAACCTGCCGCTGCCAGCCAAACAAGTCCAAGCCCATGAGCTCGGCGACCTGGGCGAGGTAGTGGCCTCGACTCGGTGAATCGCTTGCTGGTGTGGCGTGCAAGGCCGCCGGGTACGTCATACAGCCTTCAATGCGTTCTCAAGCGAAGCCAACGCATCCTCATGCGGAATCGACAGCTTTTCGCACGATTGCAGCAAAACGGCCGCGATTTGAGGGATTTGTCCGGCACCGTCAGCGCCAGCCTCGATTGCGTCCCACCGATCAGCAAGCCCTCGGCACGTTTCGACGACGACCGGGTCGCCCTCGGCAGTTTCCAAGAACGTTTCTACGGCTTTGCGATGTCGACCCATATCACCATCTCCTCGAGGTCACAGGTTTCGGCTTCTTGCGTTGCGCAGCCAGCCGGCCGCCACGGGAAGCATTACACGTCTTGCAGCTCGGAACGTATTGCCCGACCCACTCGCCAGGCGGGAACGACGCAAGCGGCGGGACGTGGTCAGCCTCGGTCGCCACAGCCCCACGACACCAAACACAAACCGGCCGGTCGGCCAACAGTTCGGCACGGGCCTGGCGGTGGCGGTGGTCGTACCCCATGCCCACAGGGTAGCCCAGGGGCCCCTCGGAGGGAGAGAAAAGGTAACGAACTGGGGTGTTGGTGTGGGGGTCATGAAAAAAACGGGCCTCTGAGAGCCTTTCTGGAGGCCTCTGTGGAGACCCTTTTTGGGGGTGTTACAGGTCGAGTGTTTGTTGGCCGTAACGGCGTGTGCGTTCGATGTAGCGGGCGGCGCGACGTAGCACAGCTGGATCATCTTTGAACATGCCGATGGCCAGGTTGCAGTTGTTGTGCAACAAGCCGGTGATGGTTGCAGCGAGCGTGTGGTGATCATGCATGGCTTCTTGGCTGTGGGGATGATCCAGAACGACGTTGCCATCGAGGTCAAGCAGCTCGTCGCACACAGGGCATACGCCATGCTGTTGTTCGTAGAAGCGTCGTACTAAGTGCATCCGGTATTCTTTGTTAAGTCGTCTAAATACTGAAACGCAACGTCGGCATTGTTGTCTGAGGTTGTCGCCTTTGTAAGCATCTCGTGGAAACGCGCTGACAGGCTTTCTTACGCCGCACATACGGCACACTCGCCAGCCGGTCGTGTTTGCCGGCATGCAATCGCCAAGCTCGAGGTGCTGCTGCGTCATTGCCTGCGGGCAGCTCGGTGCTGTTTGTGTGCTACTCGGATTCGTTCCCGCATGTCTTCAGCGTCGTGACTCGGCGGAATGTCGTAGTGCCAACACAGGGAGCGAAGCTCGACCAGGTTGAGCT